CACTCTAAAAGGCTATAAAGTCAAGCTTTTATCAAAATATTTACTTAATACTTTTAGCTATTTGTTTTAACAAACTTCTAACTCTTTTGCTAATTCTTCTATTAGTGTCACTCTTGATTCTACCAAATTAATTATTTCTAATTCATCATCCGTTGGATTATTTTCAGAAAATATTAGTATTTCATTAACCCAATATCTTGCACTTGCTAACCCGTCTTTAGTTATTGAAAATAAATTAATTGCTGATGTTCTTCTTCCCTGTTTAAAATTATATCTTGATTGTTCAATATATTTATTTAATCTTTTTACTTCCTGTAGTGCTTGTTCTCTTGCTTCTTGTCTTATTATTTTATTTTCAGTCATCTTAATGACCTCCTTTTTTTGTTACTACATATATCACTCTAAAAGGCTATAAAGTCAAGACATTTATTAATTCTATTGTCTTACTATCTTAAATTTGTCCTCTTCGGGAATTAAAGATAAAGTTGAACCATTATCCCATTTTACAAGAATCATACCAATATCATCAACCCCTAATACTGTTCCAAAAGTCCCACTTGGAGGTGCTTGAATATCATCCATTGAAATCAGTTTAAGCCTTGTATTTTTTGGGAATTTCTCCTTTAATCTTATAATTTTTCTTTTTAAATCATCCATAATTATTTACCTGATAGGTCTTTTGCTAATTTATATAAAACTATCTTCATTGACTCTACTACACAAATCACTTCAAATTCTTCTTGAGTTGGATCATCATTTGAAAGTTTCCATAGCAATTCACGATAATAATTTGCAGATTCTAGAGCATCTTCTGCAATATCATAACGTTCAATAGCAAGTCCTATCTTCCCTTCTCCTAAAAATTTTCTAGCTCCACTTATATACTTTTTGGTTCTGTCTACTTGATGTAAGGCTTGTTCTTTTGCTTCTAATCTTTCTGTTACATTTAACATTTTAAATCCTCCTTAGAATTCCTTACACTATATATCACTCTAAATGCTTTAAATAGCAAGTCTTATTTTAAAATAATTCATCAATTATTTTATATTCTTCTTCAAGTCTTATTATTTCCTGTTTCAAACAATCTCGTTTAAAAGCATTTCTACAAGATTTAAATTGTCTTCTTAGAGCTTCTAATTGAGTTTTTCTACTTGATAGAATCTCTATTCCATTACCATGTTTTGCTTCTTCATAATCTTTTTCAAATCTTGTTTTCATATACTTAATCTCCTTTGTTTTGATACTATATATATCACTCTAAACATCATATTTATCAAGTATTATTCGTTATTTTCTAAGTATTTCTTCACTCCACTAAAAATATATAATACGCATGGTAGAGCTACTCCGTTCCCCCACATCTTATATTGTGCTGCATCCGAATAAGGATTTTTTAACCATGTTCTTATATTATTATCAGTTTTTTGTTTTTTTCCATTTTTTATCTTTCTATTTGTTTCGAATACTTCTCTCCAAAAATTTAGATCTTCATCTGTAGGATTGAGTAGCTCTAACCTTTCACACCAATAATCTGGGAAACCTTGCAATCTACTACATTCAAGAGGAGTAATTCTTCGAACAGAATATTTATCATTTATAATAGGAGGATCTTTATAATCAGTTGAGACTAATGTTGATACCTTGTCCTTTATAGCTTTTGTATGATGATAATTTTTGCTAGTTGAATATATAGAAACTATTGCTACCCCACCTTGATTTGCATTTGGATTGTTTCCTCCTGTGTCCAAAGTTCTTGATGTAGCTGTTTCATACACTTTGTATCTACTATTCTTAGTATTTAAACTGGTAAATCTCACATCATAATTTGCGATATTTTCAACTACAAAAGGTTGATTATTTCCACCTGTTCCTAAACTACTTGATAAAGTTGGTGTAATATCTAGTGGGCCTTTAAATCTACTATCTTGTCCATGATTTTCAAAAACAAGTGGTGGGTGATTACTTTGGGCTCTTAGAGTTCCTGTTTTATTTAATGTTACATCTAACCTTTCTCCTCCTTGGTCCATTAAACAGTACTTTGATATTTCAGTGCATTCTCCAATAACTCCGGTAACTTCTTGTTTCTTATCTGAGCACGATTCAAAATACCTTGGCAGGCTTTCTTCGTTAAATAATATTTCTCTTGCACCTTCTCCTGTAAAATCTGCGACAAGAAAGATTCTCTTACGTCTTTGGGGGACTCCGAAATATTGTGCATCCAAGACTCTCCATGCAATACTAAATGTTCCTCCCATAATGCATCCTGCATTTTTCCATTTTGAAGGTTTAGGAATTGATATGTTTTCACATTTGATTTTTGAGATTTGTTCAAGGACTTGTCTAAAGTCTTCTCCTTTTGAACTTGAGAAAGCTCCACAGACATTTTCCCATATGATAATTCTTGGATATTTTTCATTTGTATTCTCCCTCATTTCTTTAATAACTCTTATTGCTTCATAAAATAAATTTGATTTACTTCCACTTAGTCCATCTCTTTGTCCTGCGATTGATAAATCTTGGCACGGACTACCAAACGTTATAATATCAACTGGATTTATATTACCACCTTTAATATTATTAATATCTCCTAAATGAACTAAGTCTGGAAAATTCTTCTTTGTCACAAGAATTGGAAATGGCTCTACTTCACTCGCCCAAACTGCTTTCATCCCTAGAATCATAGCACCTAATTCAAAACCTCCAGATCCTGAAAATAGACTACCGACTGTTAATTGACTCATCTATTTTCACCTCAGCATATGGAATCTTTTCTCCGTTTCTTTCTACATATATATCATCAGAAGTTCCAGTTAATTCAATATATCTTTTCACAGCAACATCAACAAATTTAGCTTCTAATTCTATTCCATAGCATATTCTTCCACTCTGTTCACAAGCTATTAAAGTAGATGCCGATCCTAAAAATGCATCTAGTACTAATCCGTTAGTTTGTGTACATTGCTTTATTAAATATACAATCAACGGAACAGGTTTACTTGATGGATGTCCATGTCCATCTGCTTTTGAATTAGTAATACTATCAAATTCAAACACTGCTTTTTGTTTTTGATCTCCGTACCAGATATGTTTTCCATCTTTTCTCCAACCCCAAATAATAGGTTCCATGTTGAATTTCCAATCTGTTCTCATAAGCGGTGCTCTTGGTTTCTTCCATATCAGACCAGCACCAACTTTAAATCCAGCGTCCTCATATGCATCATAAAATATACGTGCTTTCATGGTTGCATAAAAGACATAAATGGATGCATCTTTAGCCATTGAGTTTTTACAATTACTAAACGCTAGAAGTAAAAACTCATATCCTTCTTTATCATTTAAATCATCATTTTTAATTTTTCCAGAAGCACTCTCAAGATTTACTAAATAAGGTGGATCAGTACATACTAAATTTACTTTAGTTTCTCCTAATAGTTTTAGATACGTTTCTTCTTTAGTAGAATCTCCACATATTACTTTGTGTCTACCTATATGCCATATATCTCCCTCTTTTGTTATGCAGGGCTTTTTCAACTCTGCTTCTATATCAAAATCATCGTCTTCTCCTTCAAGACCTTCATCAAATATTTTTGATAATTCTTTTTCATCGAATCCAAGTACATCAAGGTCAAAATCAGCACCCTGTAAATCTAATAATTCGATAGCTAGAAGTTCTTCATTCCAACCTCCTCCAAGTACGAGTTGGTTATCCGCAATAACGTATGCTTTTCTTTGTGCAGGTGTTAGATAGTTTTCCTTTATACAAGGTACTTTATCCATTCCCAGTTTCTTTGCAGCCATTAATCTACAATGCCCTGCAGTTATTACATTTTCTTCTGAAATTAATATAGGATTTAAGAATCCGAATTCCTTTATTGAAGCCATCACTTTTGATATTTGCTCATCCGAGTGTGTCCTTGCATTATTAATATATGGTATTAATTCATCAACATTTCTTAATTCATATTCTAATAGTTTATTCTTCATCTCTATACCTCATTAAAAAAGACCCCATTCAGCGAATTTTTCAAATCCACCTACGGAGTCTATGTATTCTTTTGCAATTCTAACAATTTCTTCATAAGGCATATCGCCAATATTTTCATCTCCAATTGCACAGCTAAATTCTACAGGACTTTGAAGTTGTTGTGCTCTTAAGAACGCATATATATTTACCGATACATCAGCTTTACTTAAATCTTTACCATGAAGACCTCCACCTGTCACAGAATCAGCCATATCGCTACCAAGTTTTCTATTAGTAGCTCCTGTATCAACATCTGTTCCTCCAGTCCAATTTCCTAAAGGGTTGATTGTAGCATTTGGATACAATTTTTTTAGTGTTTTTGTTTTCACATTACTTTGACAAATTATCAACTTATCTCCATCAAGTATGTATTTCCCATCATAAGGATACTGTGAATAAATATTTCTAGCTATTCTTGAGAGTTCTTTTTGTTCTTTTGTAATAGGCATACCTTTGAATATACCATTATCTCCACATCGTATTTTGTCATTTTGATTTTTATTTAATTTTTTATCTTGCGATACAATATTTACATCAGGATGAACTACTCCCGCTATTCTTCTAATTATTCTATGAATACTTTTTTTCTCAAAATCAACTGATGTTTCTATTATGACATGACATTTTCCATGACCTATCAGCACTTCTACAGCTACCTTAGGTTCTTTTTCAAGTTTGTATGCCAAATCTACAATTGCTCCAGCGATTCTATCTGCAATTTTATCTGGATGTTTTGGGTTCACTTTTTCTATCATTTTTAATCTCCATTCTTATAAATTTTTTCTTGAATTTAGTAGTTTTTCCATCAAATCATTTTGAGGTATTACTCCATCAAATTCAGTTTTACAATTCTCTTTTACGATTTGATATATCTCATTCCACAGCCTTACAGCTTGATTCATATAATTTATTCCTATATTTATAAATGGTGATGGTATTGGTTTCCCAGTAGTTGGGTGTTTAGATAAAAATCCTAGCTTACTAGTCATATCTTCACACTGTAACCATCTTGCACTACTCATAGCATATCTTTCAATGAGTGGCTTTGGAACATGACTTCCCATACTGAGGCTATCCAACCATTTCCACGTTTCCTCATAAATTTCTTTAGCTTGTAATACACTACCATCTTTTTGTGTTGAAGATAATACTTCATGTGGTTCAGGCATTTTTACACCTTCAAGATCAGGAATATCTAATACTTCTAGTGTCCTTCCTCCAGGATTTCCATTTAGTGCTTTTTCTACAACTGATTTTTTCTTTCGTCCTGCACCTATTCTTTTACCACCACGTCCGCCAATATTATTTGATTTTGTTGGCATTATCTCACCTTCTTTTATGATTCATTCTTTTCAAATACGAGCATAAAACACAGAATATCACTAAAATATTGTGCAGATTTAAATTCCCATCCTTTTTTAGAATATTCATTTGTGATAGTTTCTAATTCTTTTGTTGCTCCAGTCATTACTCTTACACGTATTAATTCAAATTTATATTTTTTCATAGTTTATTCTCCTATTTTATAGCAAAAAAATTTTTTCTAGACTTCTCCCTATTACCCTTTTGAATTCGCACTTTTTGTGCATCTTTGCCCACACCCGTTATGTTTTCATTTTGTTTTTAAAGATTTTTGCTTCCCCTCCCTCTAAAAATATGATATAATTTAAGTATCATCATCAACAGGAAAAAATACTTTAAATTATTTTCTGCTGTTGGTGATGATATTGATATGTTTAGGAACTATGTTTTTACCTTTGGATTTTCTTTCACTAATAGTTGCGATTATTCATTTAATAACTTATTCATATTTGGAGGGTAAATCTATGACAGTTAATAATACAAGAGTGGTAAAAGGCGTTTACGGAGTGTCCGGTATTATAAAATGGTAAAAGCACCTAAAAATCAATATCTCACTGGGTAAGCGCTAGTAGGTTCGAATCCTACACACTCCCTTTTCTAAAGAGGGCACTTTAATAGTGTCCTTTTTTTGTTCCATCGACTCCCATCGTTCGCATGAATTTTAGCGTGACAACTTTTACAAAGAGATATTAAATTACTCTTACTATGTGTTCCACCTTTGGATAAAGGTAGCTTATGGTGAACCTCTTGTACTTCTCTCATCAATCCATCTGAAAAACATAGTTCACAATAAGGGTGTTCTCTAACATAACTAGCTCGAACTCTTCTCCACGTTGATCCGTATCTTTTCCTTGTTTCAGGATTTCTATCTTGCATCTCATATCTTTTATTTTCTAGTCTTTCATGTTCATCACAAAACTGTTTATCTGTTAACCTTGGACAGTTTGGATATGAGCATGGTCTCTTAGGTTTTCTCGGCATTACTTTCTCCTCTCTTTAGCATAATAAAAACCCTGTAGAAAGATCTACAAGGTTCTTTTTATCATCATTGATAAATATTTAGTCATTACAA